TTTTGTTGGTCAAGTTATTTAACCCATCTCCTTTATCAACCATCAAGGGTGGGGTTTGACTATGATGACACTTCGTCATCATAAAAATTGTGCTTCAAGCCTATATTATCGGTTAGTCACTCCGAAAAATATGGTATCCAATAAAACACAACAATTTTGCTAACCATCAGATTTGAAACTGGGGGATGAAATTTACGCCATTCCAAAGGCGAGGTGCAATTAAAATCCATAGGTACGTAAACGCATTGCACTATCGTGTTCACGCACATCTCGCCACATAGAAAAAGGGAGTCTTATATCTTCCCAATAACCATCATGGCCCGTCATTGTAACAGGCTCATATCCAATGGGAGTCAACAAAACACCGGCATAAGAAATGGAAGGATTCAATACAGCGGCTGCGTAACACAGTCTACGTAATTGCTTCCTACCTTTACTGCGTGCCGAAGCTAAATTGGAATCTTTAATCTCCAAAAACACCACGTGATGCACACCCATAATAGTGGTTTGAAAAACCAAATCTACTTCTCCAATACTATGAACAATAATAGGAAAATCCATGGCAATTGCTGTCAAAGGTATATCAGTAAGCGCTTTAACATACAATGGCCGCGATAACTCCTGCTCCTCTCCCGAATGGGGATCATATCGCTCATGCCATTGTTCAACTTTTTCTTCATAAGACACATGCAATTGAGTACACAAGTTTGTCAAACGGGCTAATCTTGCAACTTCTCTCATTTCATCCCGTCTATGCTCATAAACTTTTGGTCCATGATTAAACCATTCCATCAAAGCTGTGTCAATGTTCATCGCGCAAGCTTCCACTTCAGAAAGAGGCGAATTTTTCTCACGCAAAAAGCAATGGAGCATTTTAAAACATGAATCCTCTGCTAAAGCTCCAACTTCATGCCCTAAATCAGCATGAAAAACTGATTTGCGTTTAAGAAACTCCAGCTGATCAATGGTAATAAAATCAACCATATCACTTTCCTTGTCTGGCATAGTATAAACCTGGCCAAAACGTGCTAGAACTTCCGAACAACTCCTGATATTAAAATCTTCGTAATCAGGAGAAACTGATCCGGCATTATCATCACCATATGTTATCAATGCACATGCCTTGCGAAAGTCTATGGCTCTTGGATAAATAGTATAAAAGCAACATCTCATGTTCAAACTGTTGCAAATGCTATTAAGAACGGCAGTAAGTGGATTTCCAC